GGGTCCCCTGGCAACCGATCCCCAGCTCGTGGCCCAGGGTCTGCGTCGTCGACCCTCACCCGCGCAAACCCATCGCCGTGATGTGGGGAGCCTGCTCACCCTCGAATATCTGGTATTTCTACCGCACCCTGTTCGATCGCAGCCTGGTTACCGTCCGGGACGTCGCCGACAAGATCCGGCACCTGGAAGGCTGGAAGAATGAACAGGTCCCGGGACCGAATGCCGATCCGGTCGTGCTCAGGATCATCGACACCAGCGCCGAATCCCAGGAACGCTCCAGTGACACCAGGGGCATGAACATCCGCAAGAAGTTCGCCGAGATCAGCCCCTTCCTGGCCCACACCAAAGCGAAGAAGGACAACGCGGATTTTGGCTACGATGCGATCCACCAGGCCCTCAAAATGCGCTACGAATGGGACACGCCCGGAATCGTGGTGATGAACACCTGCCCGCAGATCAAGCAGAATTTTATGAACTTCTGCTTCGACGAATGGAATACCGGCCGGCTGCAGTCGAAAATGGGAGACAAGGAAACCTACCTCAAAACCCATGACGATTTCATCGACGGGATTCGGTACATTTTCCAGATGGGCTTGACATATCAGATGCTGCGGTCGATGATGAACCAGTGGGCCCGCCAGTGGGACTCCGTGGACGATTTCAATTTCAACCCCACAGGCTCGCTTCTGATGCGCACCGGAACTCGTACCGGGTACGGAACTTAGGAGAGCACTATGGCCGATATCGTGGGACGGACAATCCGGGTCTCGGTGATCCTGAAAAAGGACGCAAACCACAGGGTCGACACCGAGTTCCTGAAAGAGGGCGAGGACTTTACCAAGGAACATCACTCCCGATCAGTCCTCGGGACAGCGATGGCCTCGCCGAGCGTCCTGGATATGGCCGGCATCACCACGGGAAAGTCCCTGCTCCTGACCACGGACCGCAGCATCAAGGTCGGGGTGAACAGCTCCACCAACCTGATTACCCTCGCCGATAATGGCATGATGGCCCTCAAGGGGGACTTCACGGCCATCTACGTTCAGAACACTGACGCCAACTACGAGGCCACCATCGAGTTCGTCATTACCGACTAGGAGGGTCGGATATGAATATTCAGCTCTCCGAAGAATTCCTGCGCGAACGCGGCATGGGCATGACCCGCCTTATCGAACAGGACATCACCGACAACTGGCCCCGCTACCAGAGAATCAAGCAGATCCGCTCCATCATCGACGGTTCGATCTCCAGCGAAATGAAGCTGCCGTGGGCGGGCGCCAGCGCCATCAACATCCCGCTGATCCGCGAAAAAGAGCTCACCATGACCCCGCAGCTGATGTCCGCGTTCTGGGGCGTGGATCCCGTTATCACCGTTCAGCGACAGGGCGAGGAGTTCTACCGGCAGCAGACTGCCGAAGTCCAGGACTTCATGAATTTTGCCTACATGAAGGACATCCCGGACCTGTACGAGACGACCGAAACCTGGTTGAGCGAGATGGTCGATTGCGGTCTGGCCACCCTCAAGCCCTACTGGAATAAACGCTACCGCCGAATCAGCGAAATGCACGTCGTCAAGCTGATGTACGTAGCCGGCGATGTGGATGCGGCCGAGCAGCCGGTCGAGCAACCGCGCGAAAAGACCGCCATGGAGATGCTGGTCGACGTGTTCGGGTTCTTCAACCCCACCGGAAATACCGAGGATGAAGTCCGCGGCCTGGTCGACGCGAACCAGCTCATGGACATGACCGATGCCGAGGTCGAAGGACAGGAACAGCCGGAGCCCACCGAGCCCTACAGCGAGCCACAGGACGAGATTTCAGCCCTGATGGACGAGATGGACGAACCGATCCCCGTGGGCGAGGACGTCATCGGCCAACGCTGGGACGTATTTTTCATCGAGGACCGGGAAAAGAATTGGGGCGAGGTCGAGTTCCTCGAGAGCACCAAGATCGACGAGATCCGGCTCAGGGTCTCCCGCGATATCATCGACCAGGATAACCCCCGCGTCGACCTGCTGGAGATCGAGGACTGCATCCTTCCGTTCCGCGCCAAGAACGCCCAGGACGCTCAGCGCGTATCGCAACGGTTCTGGCTCTCGATGGAGGAGATCGAGGATCGCGTTTCGTCCGGGAAATGGAATATTACCGACGAGGAGATGAAGGCCATCAAGGCCCACTCTACGAAGGTCACATGGCATGACCAGTACAACCCTGGCCTGCAGGAGCAGAAAGACGATCGGGCCGGACAGCGGGCGAGCGAGACCCAGGAGCGCCGGATTGATCGGCCCAAGGGATACAAGCCCTACAATGGCAATCTCGTGATGTGCTTCGAGGTCTATACCCGGGATGATATCGGTTATGGCCGGCGCGAGGAGGTCATCTACACCATCGTCTACGGGATCAAGAAGATTGTCCAGGCGCGACATCTTCACGAGGAATTTCCCCACGGCCGGCGCCCATTCATCACGGCCAAGTACAAGCCGATGGCCAACCGGAACCACGCCGAGGGCATGGGCGACCACCTGGCCGCCCTGAATCTCGAGATCAATACCCTCGTCAACCTTATCAACAACAACGAATCGCTGGTAAACAATCCCTGGTTCCTGTACGAGCCCACGTCGTTTACCGCCGGGTTGCTCGATGGCGTCAGTCCCGGATCAGGGATCCCCTGCAACGATCCCAAGGGCGTCGTGTTCCCTCGATTCCAGGCGACTCCGCTGGCCGACATGAGCATGGTAACCACCCTGCTGATGTTTGCCGACCGGGTTTCGGTGACCCCGTTCATGGGCGGCAGCACGCAGATGAAAAATGCGCCCCGGACCGCCCGCGGAACCTTCACCATGCTGAACGAGGGGCACCTGCGCACGGACATGCTGGTCACTCGCCTGCAGCGCACCGCCTGGATGGAGCTGGCCGAGCAGCTGTTCGGCCTGTACCGCGATTTTTGTCCGGACGAGAAGTGGTACTACGTCCTGCGCAAGGAGGAGCGGATCCCCAAGCGGATGACCAAGGAGCAGCTGCGCGGCCGGTACGAATTCTCCTTCACCGGAAACACCATCAACACCAACCGGGAAGCCTTGCGCAACCAGGCTCAGATTCGATTCGCCAGCCTCATCGTGCTGCCCGACTACCAGATGGACCCGGAAGCCCGCAATGCCCTGATCGAGGATTTCCTGAATCATTGGGGAGATGGCGCCGACAAGCGCAGGCTGCTGCCGGCGCTGCCTGGACATGGATCCTTCGATCACCCGCCGTTTGTCCAGGAGAATGAAAACCACGTTCTCGAGCAGGGCATTCCGCTGATGGCACTACCCACGGACGACCATGCCGATCATCTGCGAAAGATGGCCACCTTCGAGAGAAGCCAGGCCTTCGAGCTGATGGATGTCAGCGCAGTTGGCGTCTGGGCCGCCCACAAACGGCAGCACCAGGTCTTCCTGGAACAGCAGATGCGCCAAAACATGCTCTCAGGTGGTGGCGCCGCCCCGGGTGGCGGGGGAGCCAACAACCTGCCAACCGGTGACACCATGGCCAATTCCGGTGAAGGAACTGGCCTGAGCACACTCCAAGGGGGAGTCTCTTGAGTGAACCATTGGGCGAATTGCCCCAGCATCCTCACTACCAGAAGCTCTATGTCATGATCGACTCGGAGATTGACAGCAGGGTGGAACAGTTGTTAGGTAAGGCATGCACCAGCGATTTGACGGAGATCAATGAGCTGGGGGGAGAGCTGAGATGCTTGCGGGCGCTTCGAAAGCGCCTGATTGAAATCGAGGAGGAATCACATGGATAAGAAGAAGAAGAAGGAAATGGCCGAGGAAGTCGCCGACCTTCAAGCCGTGAACAAGACCATGCGCGGAAGTGCTGGTGGAGAGCCGCCGTCGCACGCTGCCGCCGTTCGCACCGCGGAAGTGCTGGCTCGCGATCCCGGGTTCACTTCCAAGTCCCGGCCCCCGCGGACCCGCAAGTACGATCACCGGTAGCTGTTATGCCGTCGGTGAGCAAGAAGCAGGCACGAACCATGGCTGGAGCCTGCAACAACGAGGATTTTCGCAAGAAAGTCGGCATCTCCCGTGATGTCGCTTGCGAGTTTTTTCACGCCGATCAAGCCAAGAAGGGCAAGAGCGGCGAGAAAAAGAAGGGCCCGGTCAAAAATCCGGGCCACAAGTACAGGTAGACCCCGAGCATCGCGGCCCGGCGTCAAGGGCGCAAGGGAGACGATCATGCCCAATCGAGAGCATGAGCTACTGCGGCAAGCAGACCAGGACGTACCGCCGGACCCGTCCTCCGGCAATTCCGGAAATCCGAACGATCATCAGTCGGGCACCAACAACCCTTCGGGCGGGGGTCAACCGTCGCGTGAATCGGGTGCCCAGGGCGATCCCAGCGGGCGCACGCCGGAGCAGGTTAAGCGGGAAATGGATCGAAAGTTCGACGAATGGGGAGATCGGTTCGGCCGGCTGGAAAACATGGTCTCGACGGTCCTGGAGCGGACAGCAGGAACGGGCTCGGCCCAACCTGCGGTATTGCCCTCGGGACAGCCTGACCTGAACAGTTATTCAGTCGCCCAGCTCGAGGCCTTCAAGGCCAGCGGGCAAGTGCCCGAGAACCTCAAGTCGACTTTCGACCAGCTGATCCAAGATCGGAAAATCAAGGAGATGGCGACATCCCTTGTCCGTCAGGAGCTGTCGGAACACGAATTCAAGACGCGCAAAAAGGAGTCAGAGGCCCTGGCTTTCAGGGCATATCCTGAACTGCGCGACAAGATGGGATCGTTTCGGCAGGTCACTAACCAGGCTCTCCTGGAGATGGGACAGGACGTCACCACGAAGAATCCGATGGCCCTTCTGCATGCCGCACAGATTGCGGCCGGCAGGCTGGGCATCAAGGGACGGCCGACCGTTAGTCATGATGTTGCCCCTGGTGGAACGGGCCCCGTGCCCAACGGCCAGGGCAGCAGCGAGATGTCTGACGACAAGATGCACGAGCTCGCACAGAGGCTCGGGCGCTCGATGCCTGGAGGGAAGTTCAGCGATGAAGCCCTCAAGCGCATCAAGGAAGCGTCCGGAATTTACCGCGACAACAAGCACCTGGTCATCAGGCAGTAAGGAGAATCGCCATGGCCGACAATAAGCCCCCCAAAGGGATTGACTCCGGTGAGTTCGAGAAGGTCCGCGAGGACCAGAACGAGCTCCGTCGTGATCTCAATACCGTGCGCGGAAGCGTGGACGAGATGGGCCAGAAGGTCAAAGAAACCGGCGACCAGGTACAGGAGCTTTCGGGCAACTTGGACCGCGTTGGCGGGATGATCGAGAAGGTCCTCGGCCACATCGAATCCGAGCAGGTGGAGAAGGAGCGCCGGGATCGCCTCAACTCAGGCGCCGGCTACGCTCCTCCCGGTATTGAGGAAATGACGATTCTCCGCGATCCGTTCGACGAGCAGAACCCGCATGATTTTCTCGCACATCCCCCGGGATTCAAACTCGGGTGGATCAATCCTCGTTACCGAGAGACCAGGAACATGCGGGGCTGGATCCCCATTCAGTACGACGACGAGATCGGAAAACACCTGGATCAGTACATCCATGCTGCGCCGCCGCGTATGTCCAATGCGGTCGACAACATCGTCCGCAGGGGAGACGTGATGTTGTGTCGCTTGCCCAACGAGATTTGGGAAGCGCGTCAGCAGAAGCGGATTCTCAAGGCCATGCGCGGCACCAAGGCCTATGAGGCGTACATCCAGAACGACTCCCCCAATCAGCGGGGAAATTTCCGCGAGCTCGGCGAACCGGTACTGGCCGCGAACGAGCGGCATCTCGGAGGACGGCAGCTGCACGATCCTGGCTCTCCTGACGAATAGGAGAGACGACCATGCCCGTTACTGGAAACATGGCCCTTCCGGGCCTGGTCCCGGTGCGCAACCCCAATGGCAACGCCCCGCAGATCACCTGGTATCAGGTGGATTCCGCTTACGGCAGCGCCATCGGAGAGGGCAATCTGCTGATCGAGACGACCGCGGGCGTGGAGCTCGCCGGCGCGACCGTGACCAACGGAACCGTGCTCGGCGTCGCTGCTGCGAACGTCGCCGCCTCGCTCTCGGCCGATACCCCGATCCCGGTCTACGATGATCCGAACCAGATGTTCAGCATCATCGCAGACGGGGCGATCGCGGATACCAACATCATCCGTGGTCGCTTTGCCGGGATCGTCGCTGGGACCAACGTCTACAACTCGACGTTGAGGCAGGGCAACACCCAGCTGGACATTTCGGTAGCATCCGGGACCTTCGGGTCCGGGCTGCCGTTGCAGATCATGGAAGTGCTCAACAACATGGCCGACGACCTGACCGCTGCCAACGTGGCTGTCATGGTTCGAATCGCCGCGGTTGTCCACTTCTGGACCTCGCAGTCCGGCACCACCAACAGGCCGTAGAAAGGACGGTGAATTATGCCTTCTGCAGGAGGAATCCTTATGAGGCAGCATCTGTCCGATCTTTACCTGGACAGGCTGCCCTTCATCGACGAGATCCTGAGCTCCAACCTCGATGCGCCCATGCTGACTTACCCGCGCGTGTTCAACGTCAGGGACAGCAAGCGGGCCTTCGAGTACATCGTGGAAAAGACCGGACTCGGTCTGTTCCTCGAGAAGTCGGAAGGGGAAATGATCTCCTACGACAAGATTCTGCAGGGCTTCAACCAGAAGTTCACGCATGTTGAATTCGCCAAGGGTGTTGCGATCTCGAGCTCAGCGGCCGAGGACGACATCGACGGGGCCATCGACGACACGATGCCCGACCTGTCGTTCGCCGCGCGCGCTTCGATCGAGACGTTCATCTGGAACGTGTTCAACAATGGCTTCTCGTCGACCCTGTCGTCCGACGGCTCGACCCTGTTCAACGCCTCGCACACCTTGCGCGGCGGGGGGACGTTCGGCAACCTTCTGACGAACTCGGACCTCGCGGTCTCGACTCTCCAGACGGCGCTGAACATCTTCGACAACATGATCGACGAACGCGGCCTTCCGGTCGAAATGGAGGCGGCCAACCTGGTCTATCCTCCCGGCCTGCGTTGGCTGGTTCACGAGATCCTGCGGTCGGACCTGCGGCCGGACACCGCCAACAACGCCTCCAACGCCTTCAAGGAGGTCTCTCTCAACCCGGTCATGGTCAAATACCTGACCGGAGCCGACGACTGGTTCGTGACTGCGGATCCGTCTCGGGTGGGAACGATCGTCTACTGGCGCAAGGAGCCGTACTCCGATCACACCATCGACTTCGACACGGGAAACCTCAAGTCGAAGATGGGTTACCGCCTGTCCGCTGGTGCGAGCACCTGGCGCGGCGTGGTGGGTGCTCAGGGAGCGTAGGCCATGCGACCGCCGACACGATTCTACGATCCGGCATCGGGCCTCGATGGCCCGGTGTCCGGTGCGCTCGTCGTGATGACGGTTCATTTCGATACGGCTCCCGGGGCCAGCGCGTCCATCAGTCGCCGAATCGACCTGCCTGCGGGCATGTCGTTCATGGTGACGGACGTGAAGGCTTTCGTTGGCACGGTCACCGGCAGCCCGACCCTCCAGGTTGGGGATACTGCCGGCGGTGTTGAGGTTGTGGCGGCGGCCGCGCTGTCCACGGGCCTGAACACCATGACCGTTGCCGACGGAACCATCGCTGCGGGTGGTCTGATCGACGTGACCATCACCACCGGAGCGGGCGAGGAAGTTGTTGCACCGTCCAGCGTGTCCATTGCGGGATACGTGACGGCGCCTCCGACCTCGGTCGTTCCCAACCCCTAACCGGGCATAGGCCTATAACCTGGATGGTCGGCTGGCAGTTCGTCGGCCGGCCATCTTTCATCTGGAGTTTCCGTGCCGACGATCTGGCTCAGCACGTTAGGCAACAATGCGAACGACGGGTCGACGTATGCCCTGGCCAAGGCTACCCTGAACGGTGCCACCGGCGCCCTGAGCGCGGTCTCGCAGGGAGACACGATCAACGTCGTCAACGATGGAGACCATGCCTGCGTGACCTACGGAGGCACTACCGCCTGCCAGCTCGCCGGGACGGATTGGACAACGGACCCTGGGCTTACGATTCAGGGAACGGACTCGGCCGGTAACCCTGCTCTGGCGACCGTTAAAGCCGACACCACCAACACCCACTGGCTCCGCACCTGGGCCGGCCTTTCCGGTGGTGGGGGCCAGTACATCACGGTCCAGGGAATCAAGTTCGATTTTACGGCCTGCTACAATGCCTCGGTCGCTGACATGAGACCGCTTTACTTCCACGGAAATATCGGTTCACACCGGATCTACGACTGCGAGTTCTGGTACACTCCGACCGTGGGTAGCGGGGTGACCATCACCAACACCAACCACTTCACGCCGCTTTATTTCTCGGGGGCTTCGGTTGCGCTTTCTTCTGTTCATACGTTCGAGATGACCGGATGCCTGATGGTCAATGCTACTCGCTGCGACCTGCAGAGCATCAATTACCTGCATTTCGATATCCACCATAACGTCTGGATCAGGGACGCTCAGGGAATTCCGTCCTCGTCAGTCGTATTCGTCTGGCCCAACGAAGGGGCGATGACGGACTACGAGCGAGCCATCTACAACAACACATTCTATCAGGTCAGGTACGGATCTGAAAAAACCGACCAGGAGATCATCACTTCTGGAATTGGTGATACTCCTTACTTGGTCCAGCACAGCAATCTTTTCTATGAGGAATGTGGTTCACTGGTGGTGGTTAACGGATCCAACGGAGTTGTTCAGCAAGGCAACACCAGCGCATCCACCACAGGGACCGGTCCCTTCGGGTATAACACCATCGCGCTGGGACCATACCTCGATGCCTTCTATTCTGGCTGGTCCTCCTCGAGCCCAGGCCTGACGTCCTACCAGTTCAACGAGAACTACCGGGCAGGCCTGAGCTGGGCAGCCAGCGAGGTCAATGCCGGCACCAACCTGTACCACGCGGCCGCGCTCTCGGACATTTTCAGCGACGTCGCCAGCACCTACGCCTGGACGCCCAGCGGTAGCAGCTACTCGCATACCGTTCCGATGGATCTGCGCCCAATCGTCGATCCCTACACCGCCTATGATGGGGGAATCACGGGCGCCCTACCGTCCGCGGTCACGGTTCCGGATTCCGGCGAGACCGGCGTCGTCGACCCTGGGGCCCTGCTGGATTCTCTGCCTTTCTACCGCCCGGTAATGAGCTGCAACCTCGAGGCCATGGTCCGGATCGACCGCAACGGGAACATCGGCCACGTGGACGACCGCCACTACATCGTGGATCGAATCTACGATGAAGACGTCGGCCGAGTGTTCATCGTTCCTGCAGGAGAAACCTGGTCGGTAAATCTGAGTGGAGTCAACAAAGCAAGCCTGTTCATGGTTGAGGCTGATACCAGTGTCGTCTTGACCGTGACCACCGAAACAGAGAGTATGGAATTGACCCTGAACGAAATGCTGGTCGTCGATGGAGCCGATGTGATGTCCTTTGATATCCAGAACAGCGGATCCACCGACGCGGAAATTCAGTTTTTGGCTATTCAGTAGGAGGAATTGCCATGACGTCCCCGTTCCAAATTCAAGGTGGAATTAATCACACGGAAATCTACATCAAAGAATTTTCCGGAGATGGCGACACCGACGCCACGGTGGTTCTTGATCTTCCTCCGGGGTTCTACTATCTCGGGATCGCGCTGACCTGTGCCTCGATTGCCGGTGGCTCTGGGACCGTGGCGCTGAGCATGTTCACAGACCAAGCGCAAACCACGCTTCTGAGTGCGAATCTTGCCCTTATCGCCCAGGCCGCCGGAAAGCTGGCTGCCCTGGTTACCACCGGGTCGATTGGTTATGTGGCAAGCGCCATAGACCAACCGTCCTCCGCAACGGCTGAGTTCAATCATGTTTTGGCAATCCCGTTCGGCGTCAAGGTGATTATCAGCCATGGGACGATCACGAGCGGAACCTACAGCGGAGCGGTATTCGCTCAAAAGGTGGGATAGCATGGAAACCGGGCTTTCCCTGATCCAAGAGATCCAGGACCGCATCGGCTGGACGGTAACCGGAAGCATCGAGGGCAGCTACGGCAAGGATCCGGAGGTCCGCAAGGTTCTGCTGATCCTCAACCGGGTGTTGAAGAATCTGGGTCCCATGGACGATTGGCCCATGCTCAACACCGAGGGCACCCTGCTGACAAATGCGCCGGTGACCGGAAGCGATGTGCGTCTGGATTTGACCAACGGCTCGAAGACCGTTGCGATCTCGAGCTTCGACGTCTCGGACGGGGGAGCCCAGGCAACGCCGTTTTTGCAGGCGCATAAGGTCTGGGCCATTCAGATCGGCAGCGGCACTCCTATCTACCGGGTCGCATCCATCGACTCGCCCACGCAGATCACTCTCAACAGGCCGTGGATCGGTGACAGCAACACTCCCACCGGCGCGGACAGCGACACCTTCTACGATTTCACGATGGCCATGGACCAGTACGCTTTGCCGACGGACTTCGACCGGCCCATCGACCAGTGGAAGGACTTCCTGGCTGCCTATGGATTGACGCCGCTGTCTCCGCGGCAATTCCGTGCCCTGCGCCTGGCCGAGGGATTCAGCCTGGACACGAGCGATCCGGACTATTTCACCGTCTATGGGTTGAACGAGGATGGAACGTATCAGATGCTACACCTGCATCCGTTCCCCAAGCAGCAGACGATGATGGAGTACAGCTATGTACGGGACCACCCGACGATCAAGAACGACAAGGATCTGGTGCTCTTTCCTGTGAGCCAGCACGGGATGATTGTCGAGGCCGTGATCCACCTGTCGCAGCGCGATTATGAGGATGACCAGAAGTTCATGGCCGCGCTGCAGGAGTTCATGCGGCAATTCAGCAGCAGCGTTGGGAAGATGTCCCTGGTTTCGGACGTCAAACAGATTCGACCGAAAATCTCGCGCATGCGCATGTTGCAGCAGTCAAGCCGCGTGAGGATGGATTGGGGCGACTTCTGGGACCATTACAACGAGGGACCGTTGCCGTGAAGATCCAGACGCAGGTGTTGAGTCTGATGCCGTTCCGCGGAGGCCTGGCCACCGCCGGCAAGCAATCGTCCATCGGCGAAGACCAGCTTTGGGTTGCCGAAAATGCCATGCCTGGCCTGGATGGGATCATCTCCAGCCGGCCGGGCCTGGTACAGCATGGGCAAACCCTGACCTCGCCAAGCTCGAGCGCAAGCAATTCATTTCAGGATCTATTCGCGGACGTCAATTCCTGGGTGACCACCGAGTCGACCACCGATGCTGTCCTGACTCCGGGTCTCGGCGTTCTGGCCGTGACCCCGAGCACCGGGACGGTCTACCTATCCCGGCGGGCCAATGACACATCCAGCGGTGGAAATTATAGTCTCAAGTTCTCGTTGCGCTTGATGAATCCAGACGGCACCGACACCACCGGTGGCGCCTTCCGGATCCGGGTCAGTGGAGACGGCGGGACCAGCTTCCACGAATATGCCATCACCGCCGGCGGGGTCTACGTGCTCGAATCGGCGGCCGACGTGTTGAAGTACACGCCAACCTATGGTCTGGATCTGGGTGGATACCACAATTTCGAGATTTATTACTCGATGACCGACGACGAAACAACCCTCTGGGTTGACGGTGAAGCGCAGACGCCCTTTAGCATGGCCGCGGCCGATGATGTGGTCGGCTCCCTGGCGGCGAGCACAAACACCCTGGAGATGTACTGGACATCTGGAACCGATTCCTGGGCATCCTACCTGGTGGACTTGCAGTTCTGCGATCTGGTTTACACGACCAGTGACCCGCCGTTTGTGGCCGAGCGTCTCGTTGACGGGATTCAGTACCTGCGTCCGCGTACAGCCGGCGCCACGGCGCAGCGGATCCTCCTGGTGG